CCCTTTTGACCCGCACGGCCCGAACGTGGGGAGGACCCGCGACACTGGTGGATGATTCTTGTTTGTTGTCGTCACGTGTTTGCATAGTGAAATGAATTTCGGGCCTTAACTATTCACAACAGGGGCGCGGGGAATCATGGGCACGAAAAAAAGATAGAACACGGGCGCGCGCATCAGTGGTTGCCTTGCTTCTATTCTGGTTTTCGGATCACGCCATACTTGACCAGCGTTTCCAGTTCCTTGTCCTGCGCTATCACGCGCTGCTCCAGATCACGGATGCGCTTGTCCTTGGCGTCCTCGATCGGCACGGCACGGTAGCCACGCCGCAGGTTCTGCCAGCGCAGCACGATCTCGTTGCCACATAGGGTCTGCAGTTCGTCGAGCTTATCGATCGGGAAATGTGCGTTGCCCTGCCTAATCCGCGTCCAGTGTCCGGGGTCGATCTTGAGCGTCAGATAGATTTCCTTGTCCTCCAGCCCGGATGCGGTGATGCACAGGTTCACGGCTGCGGTCATGCACGGCTGTCGCGCCACCAGGTCGTCCGGTATATCGGCGAACACAGCGTGCTCACCCATGGGGAAACTGAGCTGACCCGCGGTGCTCAATTCTTTTGATTTCATTTGACGGTCCCGCCTATGGCCAAAAAAATTGGCCGCACCTATCGTTTCGGATAAGCGCGGCCACAACCCACACCAGGAGTAATGCTTGACGACAACAACAAAATGGAAGCGGGGGCCGGACTCGAACCGACGACCTGCGGATTATGAGTCCGCCGTTCTGCCGCTGAACTACCCCGCAACAACGAATAAAAAGCGCGACTCATGCGGCAACCCCGTCGCTCCTCTGGCCGTAAATATCAGGACGCAGATCATGACGGGAGATACCGGTTATGCGCTCAACATCCAAAACACGATTAACCGGCACCTGTTGCCACTGCGCTATTGCCGATCGACTGATGTTGAGATGGCGCGCCAATTCAGCGGCGCCGCCTGAAGCAGTGATCACTTTTTCTAAAACAGAGTTATCCATGGGCGAAGGTTAAGCCTGACTTAATCTTATTGTCAAGCTGTACTTATCGCTACAATGTAAAGCACGCCTTACAGTAACGTCATGAAAGACATTTTTGCCGAGCGTTTCAAAGCAGAGCGGGTGCGTTTTGGGCTTACCCAGGACGACATTGCAGAGGTGTGCAAAAATCGCGATGGCGATCCTCCAAGCCGGGCAGCCATTGCGCAATGGGAAAAGGCCGGCGGCACAAAACCGAGCTTCGAGAATCTCGTGGCGGCCACACGACGCATGGGCACGTCGATTGATTATCTCGTTGGCTTAACCGACAAGCTCACACCAGAGCAAAAAAACCGGGTCTACATCGCAGCAGATGAAACAGGGGCATATAATCCCCTTTCCGACGAAGCCATACGCTTCGCCCAGCGCTGGCAGCGTTTGCCACCACCCATGAAAAAGGCCATTAAAGATTTGCTCGGAACGCTTCAATTGAAAAACTAACCGGAGGAATTCATGGCTTCCAAGCAGCTCATGCAGTTCTGCAAAAGATGCGATAAATCGACAAGCCATATAGGCCCGGGAACATCTCACTTACTGCATCTCGTTTTGTCGATCATCACATTCGGGATCTGGCTTCCAGTCTGGCTGCTGACTGATATATTCAACAGCAGCGAGCTCGCCTGTAGTCAATGCGGGAAAAAACGCGGTTTCTTCGGGTAATTCAGCCTAATCCATAGGCCCCGCCAGTCGGGGCCTTTTTTACGTCATACCTGTTAAGTCTGGCTTGACAGAGTGGTTAAGCTCTGCTTATCATGTAGTCATGTGCTCAACCAACAAACCCACAACCGGAGGCATCATGCGAACAAACACCGAATCATCTGCACAAACAGCACATGCCCAAGCCATGCCAGCAAAGCCGCCGATCATGGAATGGCCGCTCGGCGAACTGCCGCGCATCGGTGCCGAATGGCCAGGCCAGGGCGGACGATTCGCCGGGATCGTGCGCGGGCAAGATGGCGCGCCGGATTACCTGCTGATTCTCGGCCCAGAGTACGACGGTGAGTTGCCATGGCAGCAGGCGATGGACTGGGCCGTTGCTCTTGAGATCGACGGCCACAAGGACTTCTCGCTGCCAACACGTGCCGAGCAGGCTGTGTTGTTCGGCAACATGCGCAACCAGTTCCAGCGAGACGGGTACTGGTCCTGTGAGCAGCACGCCGAGAGCGCCGGCTATGCCTGGATGCAGGGCTTCAACTACGGCAGCCAGATCAACCACCTCAAGGGCAATGAGTGGCGCGCACGTGCTGTCCGCAGATTAATTATTCAGTAATTTAATAATTTAAGGAGGGAAAATGACCGCCACCGTCGTCGATCTCAACACGCACCGCCGCTACAAACGCGACTTGGACGGCGTCAAGGATTCTGTCGGCCAGGTCATCATGGATAACTACCGGCACCACCAGCTGGCCGATATCGCCTCCGGCATTCATGCCGCCTGCCGCGTCATCGACGCCGGCGGATCGTTCATGGATGCCATGGATGCCGCGGATAAAACCATCCAGATCGCCGCGCTCGGGGTAATGCCTGCGCAACGCACCGCCCGCCTCTTGCGGCTGGCCGAAGGCGAACTGCGCACCCGCCTGGCCGGGCAACCGGAACACGACATTGTGTCGGCAGTGGCGCGTGCGCGCCGTGTGCTGGAAGGCGGCGGCACCTGGTGCGCCGCAGTCTATCTTGCGCTCGGCGGTGAACTCGAAGGACCGGGGGCGGCATGAGGCTGCTGCTCATCGGCACCATTGGCGACAGCAAGTTCGTCTCGAATCTCGGTGCCGAGATCGAGATCAAAGTGGTGAACATCAAAAACAACCGCGTGCTGTTCGAGGTGGTCACCAGAAAACCGGCAGCGCACGCGGCGGATGATCCGATGTTCCTGAAGAGGCAGGCGGATTGATGATGCGAAATATAAAAACACTGTGGACGCGCTTTCGCGTGTGGCGCCTGAACCGCTGGGCCGACGAAATGCTGCGCGACTCTGAATTTCACAAACGTGCGGCATCGGAACACCGCATTGCGGCATCGCTGTATTGGAGCAAGGCCAGCGACGCGCGCTCGCTGGCAAGCCGTCTGCAGGCGGCGGGACTGTAGGCGCACACCGTGACCGAGCGCGCGGCCGTGATGATCGGCAACCACCCGGTAACCTTCACGCCGCATTACCTGCCAGGCGTCGGCGCGCGTGTGCTGGTACACGACAGCTGCCCGGGGCCGCGCAACCTGTCGCCGGACGATGCGCGTCTGTTTGCGGCGCATTACAAGATTGCCGCCGACGAGTCCGAATCAATCCAGCGTCGTAATCTGCAACGCCGTCCAGCGGCGTAAATTTAACAAGTAACACAAAGGAGCATCGCAAATGAAACATCTAACGCAGTTATTGTTCGTCGTGTTGTCCGTTGCTGTTGCCATTCCCGCGTTCGCCTTCGATGTGCGCATCGCCGCCGGCGGCCTGGCGCGCGACGAGGACCGGCAAGTGGTGCAGCTGGGTGTGGACATGGCCGGGTTTCAGCCCACCTACACCGCCTGGCACGAACAGCGCGCCGCATCGCTGCTATACGCCAAGCGCTGGCAGTATTTCGAGCTGGCCGGCGGCCCCGCCTACGTGTCGCCGGAACAGGGTGATGCTGGCATCGCCGCGCACGTGCGCCTCGGGCCGCGTATTGGACCGTTCTTCGTGGTGTATGAAACGCTGATCCATGATGGCAGGGCCACGAACATCATCATGGGCGGCGTGCAGTTTCACCTCGGGCGCTGACTTGAGGGATTTAACCATGAGGATCTCGTTCACGATCACCGCGAAAGAAAGCGAAACCGCAAGCGACTGGATAAAAAATCATAAATGCGCGCAGCGTGGTCATTACCCCGGCCCGATCGGCGGGACAATTTCTTTTTGCTTCACCGAAACAACCATCGGAACAATCGTGGTTGTTAAATGCGGGTGTGGTCAAGAATTGAATTTAACCGATTTCAGCAACTGGTAATTACAGAGCCATGGCCAAACGCGCACCCAAAACACCCACCATCACAATCCTCGACCGCGCCCTCGCCAAGGCGCAGGAATCCGAGGCACCGTTTTATGAGTCGATGAAACTCATGAAGCAAGCCGCCGACGAACTGCGGCCGGTGCTCGCCGAAGGCAGCCTGTATTTCAGCGCCATGCGGGCGCTGTACACCATCGCCACGGTGCCGTGCGAATCCGGCGAAGTTCAACCGCGGCATAAGGATTGCCCGGGCGCACTGGCCGCCAAGGCAATGGAAGAATCGGAGCGCTGCTGGCCGTGCTATGCGCGGCATGTGTTGAAGGGTGGCGCGCCGTGAGCCGCCAACTCGAAACCAAGGGTTACTGCTACATCGCCTGCGAGATACGCCGCACCACCGACAAGGCCGTGCTAATCCATGACGGCGCGATCGAGGCGTGGATCCCGCGCAGCCAGATCGAGGACCCGGAAGAATTTGAAACCGGCGCACACGTTGAAATGTTGATGCCGGAATGGTTGGCGAAGGATAAGGGTCTCATCTGAGCACGCATTATCCATATCAAAATAGGAGCGAATATGAAAAAACTGCAAATTGTTTCCGCCACACCAGGTGCCGCCTTTGGTGGCGGCTTCTACGCCGGCCGCTTCTTCATCGGCGACCAGCCCCATGCGCTGATCGTTGCGCCGAAGGCTAAGGGGCAGATCGACGCGATAGCGTGGAACAAATCGTTGAAGATCGTCGCCGGTGCCACGAGCTATTGCGACGGCCTTGCCAATACAAAAGCGATGGCAAAGGCCGGCAGCACGCTGGCCAAGAAAATAATGAAGCTGCGGATCGGCGGCTTCGATGATTGGCACCTGCCGAGCCGCCTGCAGCTGTTGATGGCCTACCACGAGCTCGCGGCAGCAAAGAATTTTGCGCGCGGCGCAGAAGAGGCGTTCGATTTTGCATGGTACTGGTCGAGTACGCAGCACGCCGAGGGCGCCGACTATGCCTGGATGCAGCTCTTCAGCTACGGCTACCAGGGCGGCGGCCACAAGGCCAATGAGTGGCGCGCACGTGCTGTCCGCACGATCAAACTTTAACCATTTATCCATTCATCAATTTAGGAGCCAATACGATGCAACTCACCAGAAACGGAGTGACCATCCAGGTCGAAGAATCCACGGTTATGGCACTGGTCATGCAGAGCGTGATGGAGAATCGGCACCCTGTACTGCATGAAGGCATCATCACCACACCGCCGCGCATCGGCGCAGTGTGGCCAGGGCAAGGCGGCACCTATGCCGGCATCATGCGCGGCCGTGATGGCGGGCAGGATTATTATCTGATCGTCGGCGATTCCACTGAGGAAACAACCTGGGAAAAGGCGAAGGCCGCCGCCGCTTCGATGAAGGCAGACGGGCACAAGGATTTTACCTTGCCATTCCGCGCCGAGCAGGCGCTGCAATTTGCCAACGTGCCGGAGTTGTTCAAGAAGGAAGGGTATTGGTCCTGTGAGCAGCACGCCGAGTACGCCGACTATGCCTGGGTGCAGGGCTTCGACTACGGCATCCAGGACTTCTACCACAAGGGCAATGAGTGGCGCGCACGTGCTGTCCGCAGATTAGCCATTTAATAATTTAACAATTTCGATTTTATCAGCATGGCCCTTCATACATCACTGCCAATCTACAAGGTCGCCTACGACCTGCTGAGTGTGGCCACAGACTACGTGCAGAACATGCCGCGTCCGTTCAAGGCTGCAATCGGCGGGCGCGTTCGCGATCTGTGCGTGGATCTGGTGTTGTTGATCTTCAAGGCCAACTGCGCGCGGGACAAGGGGCCGCATCTCGATACCCTGCTCGAACGGCTGGAGGAACTGAACCTGCTGCTCCGGCTCTGCCGGGACAAACGCTTCATTTCAACCGGCCAGTACGCCAAGGCCATTGAACTCACAGCCAGCGTCGGCAAGCAAGCCAACGGATGGAGAAAACACAATGCATCGTCGCCTGTTGCCTGACCGTCAAGGCGGTCCTGCCCGTGCGATTCTTGATCTGGTCGCGCCGCTGGCTCACAAGGCCACCGCCATGCACACCACGGAGATCGCCGGCCACCAATCCGTGCCGGGCCGCTCCGGTGCAGTTTCCCCGCTGATCGGCGCGAGCCTTCGGCAGGGCGACATCGATAGCGCGAACCAACGCAGCACGCCGAGAACGCCGACTATGCCTGGATGCAGAACTTCAACAACGGCAACCAGAACAACAACCACAAGGACAATGAGTGGCGCGCACGTGCTGTCCGCAGATGAAACCGATGCAAAGACCGGCCATGCTGATTTTTCTTTCGAGGAACTGGTAATCGCCTACTTCGACTGCCGCCGCACCAAGCGCAACAAACCATCCGCGCTCGCCTTCGAGCAGGATCTGGAGCACAACCTGATGCGGCTTTACGAAGCGCTGCAGGATGGCTCTTATCGGCCAGGTCCGTCCATCTGCTTTGTCATCACCCGCCCCAAGCCGCGCGAGGTGTGGGCCGCGGACTTCAGCGACCGCATTGTGCACCACCTGCTCTACAACCGCATCGCGCCACGGTTCTATGCCGCGTTCATCGCCGACTCCTGTGCCTGCATACCCGGCCGTGGCACACTCTACGCCGCCCAGCGTCTCGATGCCAAGGTGCGCAGCATCACACAGAACTGGTCGCGTCCGGCATGGTATCTGAAACTCGACCTCGCCAATTTCTTCGTCAGCATCGACAAGCGCATTCTGCGTGATCGACTGGCAGCACGTGTCACCGAGCCCTGGTGGTTGTGGCTCACCGAAACCATCTTGTTCCACGATCCACGCCCGGATGCATTGCTACACAGTCCGCCGGAACGCATGGCGCTCATCCCGCCGCACAAGAGCCTATTCAACCAGCCGGCGCATCGCGGCCTTCCGATTGGCAACCTGTCATCACAGTTCTTCGCCAACGTCTATCTCGACGCGCTCGACCAATATGCCAAGCACCGGGTGCAGGCAAGGCACTACATCCGCTACGTCGACGACTTCGTACTACTGCACGAATCACCGCAGTGGCTCAACGCTGCACACGATGACATCGAAGCGTTCTTAGCCGAGACATTGGCCGTCCGGCTGAACCCGACCAAAACCATCCTGCAGCCCATCGATCGCGGCATCGATTTCGTCGGTCAGGTCATAAAACCATGGCGCCGAACCCTGCGCCGGCGCACGTTGAACGATGCGCTGCACCGGGTTTCCAACATGGAGCCAGATCGGCTGTTCGAGTCATCCAACAGTTATTTCGGCCTATTGCGCCAAGCCACGCACAGCCATGCTGACAGGGCGCGGCTTACCAATGTACTGCTCCGGCGCGGGCAGTCTGTGAATCACTCGCTTACGAAAACATACCGACGGAGACCAAGCCCATGAGCGAATTTTCCAGCACTCAAATACACGGTCGCACATTAGCGCAGCACGGCGATTCGGTAATCGAACAAATCTTCGCCGAGCTGCGCAAGGCCGAAGCTAAACACCCTGGCTGGCCGAATGATCCGATCCATGCTGTCGGTATCCTGGTGGAGGAAGCCGGCGAAGCCATGCAGGCGGCGATCGATCATGTCTACGCTGGCGGTGACCTTGAGAACCTGCGCACCGAACTCGCTCAAACCGGGGCCATGGCTATTCGTGCACTGCTGCATCTTTCGGGGGATCAATGACTGAATTCGAGAAACAAGCCGTCGTGGTGGCGCTCAAGAAGATGTTCCAGGGCAACCACTTCGACATCTGCGCCGTGGATAATTGTCTGAAAATAACCGGAGCAATCGCGCCGACGTCCGACTATAACGCATTGCGCGCACTGCACTGCGTGAGTTGGTCCGACATGCCGGCAGGGTTCCGCGATCAGGTGTTCGTCAAGACGCTCGAACTTTTCACACACAGCGGGTTTCCGATCGAACAAATCATGCTGCCAGCCGCCGCCGGAACATTGAGGGCACTGCAGTGACTGAGATTACCAAACAGCAACGCGCCGAACTGCGCGCCACCTATGGCGCACCAGAGCACCAGCTGATCGCGCTGGGGGCGCGTTTGTTGCATGCGCGCATGAGGAAACACATCACCGGTAGTGTCAAGCCGTTCGCCATCGCCTGCATTCGTCTGCAGACGTTCTTTAGGATTGGTCCATGATCCCCTGCAAATACTGCCAAAAACCATTCGAGCCGGTCATTGATGATCAGCGCTTCTGTTGCCCAAAGCACAAGGCCGTCTGGCACCGGGAGAATGTGCCGCATGGAGTAATAACCAACGTTCGTCCTCTCAAGCGCGGCGGATACTCAATATCGCTGAAATACGAAGAACTGCCAAGAGGCACCTTATTAGGTGGCTCTGGTTGGGTTGAAACTGCCGCTAGTACGGGTACAGATGGCCAGAGACAGAATGAGAACACTTGACCTAGCCGACGCTGCCAAGCTACTGAAAATGCACCCTCAAACGGCTCTGAGGCTGGCGCGTGCTGGCTTGATTCCGGCCGCCAAGCCGGGGAAATGCTGGGTCTTTATAGACGATGATTTGATTGATTGGCTCAGGTCGCATTATGCTTCCCCACGGCATGTGTCGCAGGGGCGGGAGAAACCTCTATGGCACTTTACAAAAGGAAAGACTCTGCCGTCTGGTGGGTCAGATTCACGGCCCCCAGCGGACGAGAAGTACGCCGCAGCTCTGGCACTACCGACAAAAGGCAAGCCAAGGAATACGAAGACAGCCTGAAGTCGAAGTTGTGGCGAGTGGAGAACCTTGGAGAGAAGCCAAGGCGGCTATGGCAGGAAGCGGTTTTGCGGTTCGTCGAGGAACAAGAAGGCCAGCCTTCCTTACCAGTACAGAAAATGCACCTCCGGTCACTGGATCAATGGCTGCGAGGTAGGTTTCTGGATGAGATCGGGAGGGACGTTCTGGACAACGTAGCCAAGGCAAGGAAGGCCGAAGGAGTATCATCGGCAACGGTGAACAGAATGCTTGAAGTGGTAAGGGCTGTATTGCGGCGGGCAGTCAGGGAATGGGAGTGGATTGACAAGGCGCCGGCTGTGCGGATGCTGAAGGTCAGCAAAAAACGCATTCGCTGGCTGACGCACGATGAGGCAGAAAGGCTATTGTCTGCCCTTCCGTCTCATCTTGAAGCCATGGCAAGGTTCACACTGGCAGCAGGTCCGAGGGAAAGAAATGTTGCGGGTCTTGAATGGTCACAGCTCGACCTGACAAGGAAGGTGGCATGGATTCACCCGGACCAGTCCAAGACGAAGAAAGCCTATGCTGTACCACTGAATGCCGATGCTGTAGCGGTAATCAGGAAACAGATCGGCAAGCACCCAACGCACGTATTCACCTATCGCGGTGAGCCCGTGAAGCGGTGCAACAATCATGGATGGCGGACGGCGATCAAGAAGGCTGGCATTAAAGACTTCCGCTGGCACGACTTGAGACACACCTGGGCAAGCTGGCATGTCCAATCAGGAACGCCATTACAGGTTTTGCAGGAGCTCGGTGGATGGGCGACTTACAAGATGGTTCTGGTTTATGCCCACCTATCTGCCGGTCATCTTGCCGAGCATTGCGAAAATCTCGTCACGTTTTCCGGCACAGTGAATAAGTCGAGCGGTTCTGAAGTAGCGTAAGTAGTTGAATAATGGTGGGCCGTGACAGATTCGAACTGTCGACCAACTGGTTAAAAGCGCGTCAGTCTCAGTATAGGCACCTATAAATCATGCACTTGTGACACATGCCGCCTGTCATCCTGAGTCTCAAAAAGCGCATAAACGTGGTAACGCAATCTCCGTGCCGCACGTTTTCCGGCACAGGTATATATATAGACTACCAGCGCCCCTCGAGGAACGCCCCGCCATACCAGCCGCCGGCGTTGTCCACGTCACCCAGCAGGCCGGCGTGTAGTGCCTTCACTTGCAGCAGGTCGATGCGGCCATAAACGCGGGTGACGAAGCCTTGCGCGCCATCCTTGAAGCCATAGGCGGCGCCGAGGGCCATGCGGCGGTTGAACGCAAGCCAGGGCAGCGGGTCTTGCCGCAGGTACATATCCACGTTTCCGATGCGGTCGTCATAGACGGCGGTCATGGTGTGCGGGTAATCGGACGGTGGCACGGGCGAGCTGGCGACGACGTGCTTGCTGGAATCCTTGGTGACACTGGCAGGCAAGCCCAGTTTCTTTTCTACCTTGTCGCGGTACACCAGCACCGGCTTGCAATCGAGGCGCTTGGTTTCTTCCTTCGCCAGTTCCTTCGACGGCGGCGCGAGCACTGACGGCAGCGAAGGCTTGTACTTCATCCACAGGAAACCACCGGCAACGATCAGACCACCAAGCACCAAGGCAATGGCATGGCTGGTAATTTTGTTCATTTCTTCGGCACCGGAATCGGCACCAGGTTTCCGCCGATTCGCTTGAATGCCTTGACGTCGCCCTTGTTGTCGATCTGAGTGGTTATGTGGAAGGTGTCGCCGCTGGCGCGGATAGCGTCAGCAATCAGGCTCATGCCTTGAACAAAGGCGATACCTGCCACCAGTGCAACCGCCACCGCAGTCGGGTTGAATTTCGTTACCCAGTGAAATACCTGTCCCATGTTACCTCCCCTTGAATAGATAAATTGAGCCTTCGTCCTTCACGTTGGCCGGCGTCACATCATTGGTTTTGACGACTGGCCCCGGATCGGGCAGAGGTTCCGGTTTGCGATCAGGCCAGCATGCTGTCTTAAAACTTTTCCACCTCGGCCAGCGCCAAGTGAAAAGCCCGACGAACGCCGGTACCACGTAGGCGTCGACGGCAGGGATGCCGAAGCAGATGGTGCCGACGGTTCCGACAATCACCGCGCCGGTGTTGTCGCTGTCCTTGTTGAGAAGCAGCAGATACTTGTTGTTGATGTTGGTCGTTGTGCCACCACAATCGTGGTGGCAGTCGTCGTGGCCGCCGCTGGCGAGGCTGTGAGTGGCGAACAGGGTGAGCGCGAAGGCCATGACAAAAAGCCACAGCGGGGCAAAACCTGATTTGCTGGTCATCGTTTATTCCTCCTTGTCTGATTTGCGGCGCGGGAAGCCGCCGGGCGGGCCTTGCTCGCGCAGGCGGCGTTCGACGTTCACGATGTTGGCCATGTCGGGGGCGATTTTCCTGAGCAGGGCGAACGCCAGCTTGAAAGTGAGCGCAGCCGCCGGCCCGGCCATTACCGCCGGAATCCACCAGCTGAACCCGTGCGGCCAAATAAAGGGCGCGGACACGAAGCCGACGAAGGCGCTGGCCAGATACACATGACCGTGGGTGCTGCCACGGTATGGGCTCAGGCGCCAGGCGATTTTGATGGTGTGGGTGGCGGCCAGCGTGACGCCGATCAGCAGAATGAAGGCGCGCCACTCGGCGGGCGTGAACAGGGCGACGAACCAGGTCACCAGCGGAACGATGTACTGCTGCAGCAGGGTTTCGATCATGTTGTCCTCCTCATTGGCACTTTGAGTTGCCGTTACTTAATCTCCGGGGTATCCACCGCTCGGACCCTTATAGCCACGTCGGCGGTCAGGGTGGGCCAGAGCATGACATCGGCGCGCAGGGTGTCGCCGTCGATGGCGACCGGCGCCAGCACTGAATATGGCCCATAAGAGGCCGCCGGCAACGACAAGGGCAACGCCAAAAAACAGAGCACCAGCATGACCAACACCGTTCGCGTAAATTTCATTCCCCGTTCTCCTGTCCGATAATGGATTGCGCGCTGAACACCAGCGCGTCCGCCAGCGCCGCACAGGCCGGGTGCCGGCGCTCCTGAATCGTTGACCAGTTGTAGATGAACTCCGGCTCGACAATAATGGCCGGCCGCGCGGTCTGCGCCAGCAGCGCATCGGGGCCTTTGCTCTTGTCCATCTGATACCAGCCTTGCTTCGCGCCGCGCGATGGCGGAAAAATGCCGGCCAGCGCCTGCTGTACTATTTCCGCCGAGGCATGGCCGAGCAGTGAGCCCGGGCAATACAGGGTTTCGCTGCCGTGCTGGCGCTTGCTCTCGTCGCTGTTGAAATGGATCTCGCAAATCAGGCTGATATTTTTCTGCGCGTTGATCCAGGCTATTTTTTCCGGCAGCCGGCCGGTGGGCACCATGTTCACCGGCGAGCGCCCGCGGATCAGGTTGGCGACTTCGGATGCCCACAGAATAGCCTCGTCGTATTCGTTGTGTCCGTTGTAGCTGGCGCCCTTGGCGAGCGGGTGATGGCCGGCGGAGATCAGGATCATGGCGGCGCCCTCAAGCGGTCCGCACTTTGCAGGTGAGCGGAATTTCCCAGTGCCCGTCGAGCGTTCCATATACGGCATCCACGTGTGCCGTATATGCCGCGTCCGGCGTCAGCACCAGGTCCTTGTCGATCACCTTGCGGAACTTGCCGCTCGAGGCGGCGACATAGTCGAGCGCCAACGGGAATGTGATCCCCGCGACGGTGTTGCCGTCGGAATCCTTGATGGCGGTGAGGGTGACGCTGGCCGTGGCGTCGGCATAACCGGCGGCGGTGCTGTCTTTGAGTCCATCGACTTCGATCAGGTTGTCGTTCAGGTAGTACAGGATGCGCATCGGTTCGTCCTCATGGGTTTATTTTTGCGCGGCCGGCCAGCGCCGCTTCGATGTTGAGCGTGGCCGCAACGGCGGCGGACAGGGAGGCGCGGCCGGCGAGTGCCGGCACGATGTTGAGCGTGGCCAGCAGCCGGGCATTGACCGGCGACGCTCCGGTCACCAACGCCAGCGCGATATCGATCTCGGACACCTGGCCGATCGCGCGCGCCTTGTCGTGGCTGATCGCGATCGCGCTGTCGGACTCGATCACCTGATTGACCGCCATCAACCGAACCCGCGAAGCGCCGATCGCCATGTCGGACTCGACGGCCTGGCCGATCGCGGCGTTCTTGGCGCTTGCGATCTCAAACGCGACCGAAGTTTCGGTTGGTTGCCCGATCACTATGGTTTTCGATCCAGACGTGGTAACCGGCTGCGCGGTATCGGCTTCCGTTGTCTGACTGACCGCCACACGCTTGGCGTGCGTGACGGCCTGCGCGGTATCCGCCTCGACCGGCTGACCGATGGACAACGCCTTATGCGCCGTGACGGACTGCGCGGTGTCGGCCTCGATCGCCTGGCCTGCAGATTCAACCTTGCCGTGTGTGAGCGGCTGCGCGGTGTCGATTTCCGTTGCCTGGCCGATTTCAACAGCGCCGCCCCCACCCGCCGCCACCTGCACTCCATGCCATTTCGGGGTAAACAGCGTGACGGGCGGACCGTTGTCGCGAGTCGCCCCGGTGACGGTTCCGGATAATCGGCTCGGGCCGTAGTCCGGCTCCGGGCTTTGCAGCCCGTCAAACGGGGCGTGAAAGATAATCGACCCTGGCCGTATCCTGCGCGGATCAACGCCGCGCACCATCGCGGCAATCTCATCCACGGTTAATGCGGCTGACCACAACGTGGGCAACGCTATCCGTCCATTGATTAACTCTGAATCGCTGCCGTTCTGTCCGAAGATGAGAGGTGCTGAATTTCCGCCGGGAAGGTTACCGGTAATGGCCCCGGTGGCCGTTTCCGTCCCGTCCTTGTACAAACGCAGTGTCGAGCCGTCATAGGTCGAAACACAAAGGTGCCAGACATCGGCGGTGAGAGCCCCGTAGCTTCTGTTCTTAAAAGAAGATGTCGTCCACAGGTTCGATCCATAATCATTTGAAGCTGTGCCTTTTAACTGTAGCGGGGTGAAGTGTCCGTCCTTCCGGAAGTAATCCTCATCGTTGGAGCGCTTTGCGGTCTTGTAAACCCATACCGCTGCCGAAACTGCGGGAAGGTCGTCAAGGATGCTCGTACTTCCGAACGATATGCTGTTGTTCCCGGTGTTCGGAAAGTACCTGGACATCTTAAATCATTCCTGTTTCTTTCATTGCCCACAGCATCAGGACCATTGCCTTCTGCTGCGCGGTGCTGGCTCCCTTGAAGGGTTGCGGAATTGCCGCGATCAGGTTCTGCTTGACCGTTTTTACCGGGTCAAAAGCGGCGGGCAACAAGTCCATCGCATCGTCGATGGCACCAACCGCCGCCAGCAGGTCGTCGTGATTCAGGTCGGCGGTGGCCAGGCTGTACATCTCCCGTGCAAGCCTGCGGGCTACGTCGGCCTTCTGTTCTGCTGTCTGTGCCATGTGCTACTCCCAGATGATTGATGCGATCCATGTGCTCACGGCAGCGAGCGTCCACGAGGCCGTTTCAAATACCAGGTCCATGACCACGATTTCGCCGGCCACCAGCGTGTCGGCGTCGAGCGTGACCTTGATTTCCTTGTACTGATCGTTATCGCCCGTTGACCAGGCGACGGTCTGGACACCTTCCGCCACCGGCGTGGCGCTCGACGGATTTTCCTCGACCGCCACACTCACCCACTTCGGATTGACCTTGGCGTTACCGCTGGTGGCGTTCGCCAGCGCCAACAGGCGCAGCTTGCCGGTGCCGGTCGGCAACGTCGGCGGCATCTGGAAGCGCAGGCGCCAGGTGCTGTCCGCGCCCACTGATGCCTCCACACCCATGCCTTCGTCGTGCTTGCTGTTCGCACCGGCGCCTTCGTGGAAGTTCGGGAATACTCTGCCAGCCGTTGCCGGGTAGGCACTGTTTGGAAATATAGGTCCGCCTGGCATATTGTTCTCCTGATAAATTATCCAGCATGTTTTCTGGTTGAAATCACGGCTAGCGCGATGCCGTTGCCGTTGTCCTTCCAGCCGCCGCGCGTGCGCAGTCCGAACCGTTGCAGCACGTAGGATCGGTTGCCCTGATGTACGCGCCGCACCGTCAGGGTGAACATCCCGCCGGATACGACGAGCAGCCTGTTCTTTTTGTAGTAGTGACCCACGAGCTTCGCGGGCATGGCTAGCTGCTCACCGCTTCCAGCGCGCCCATCGTGGCCTGCGGCGTGGCGCGGCAGTTGCCGGCCAGGTCGCGCGCGGCGAGCCGTGTTTCATCACAGTTGCCGGGAGTGGTGCCGGGTGACGTGGGCGCATTCGCGGTTTTCGAGCCGCAGGCGACAATGCCGATCCCGATCACCAGTAGGGCGGTGGATAACAACGTGACGGCCCACAACCAGCGCCAATCGCGGCGGACCTGCTGGCGCGGCGCCACGCGCGGTTATGCCGCCCGGTAGAATCCGGCGGCAGCGATTTGCACGGTGATATCGGAACCGTCCGGCGTCACCACGAAATCGTGCTGGGTCATCGGCACGATGTTGGCATCGGTGCCGCCGGTGGTGTCGGAGTCGTAGCACACCAGCAGATCGTTCCAGCCATCCCCGGCGGCGACCGCCGTCCAGGTCTGGTCGGGGATGTCGAGGTCCACGCGGTCGTTGGTGTCGTCCGGCGCGAAGGCCACGATGTCGGCGTCGGTGAGCACCTTGCGCGCATAGCCGCTGTTGGCGACCTCGTTGGTGGTGCCGGACACCACGTCGGCCAGCGTGTCCTTGTCCTTGAGCGCGGCGTCGGACTCGATGCCGGCGGTGGCCAGCACAACGAGGACCAGCGCCGAGTTGGCCGGGTCGTTGTTGTCGACACGGTTGTAGAGCTCGGCCACACGGCCGAGGGCGATGTTGAGTATCTGGTCGGCCATTAGTTGCCCCCCGTGGCGTGCGCGCGTTTACCGGATCCCGCCGCCTTGCGCAGCGGGAATTGTGGCGGCTTCGCCGGGTTTTTCATGCGCAGCCGATCGTGCTGCGCATCGTCCAGCACGCACTCGTAATGGTTGAGCTTCACATATCCGGCCGGGTTGGCCGGATCCGGGCTGGTGGCGTCGGGATGCTCGGCGGCGATATGGATGCGCGCCAGCGCGCCCTTTTCGTCGTCCGGCAGTTTTACGCCACAGTGCAGACAGTAGCGGCCAGGCTCGCGCAGCACCTTGTAGCGCAGATCCTCGGGGGCGACGTGCAGGGTGATCGTGTCGTCCTTGATCGTGAGCCATTTGTTTTGCAGCGCGTCGGCCACAAAATCAGGGGAGAAATTCTGGCCCGGCGTGACGCCGGTATCCGCCACGGATACAAAATCGAGCGGCGGCGGGTTGCTGCAGTTGCCCTTGGCGTCGACCTGCTTTTCCCAGTTTTCGGGGGTCTTGTAAAATCGCTTTAAGCGCATGTTGTTCCTTCGCCTCGCCGGCCTGAGTGGGTGCGGTGGTTGTGCCCGTTGAGGATGGCGAGAACCGGACGACAAAACTAGAAAAAAAACGTCGTGCGGACTGGCGTGGTATGCTGAAAATCGACCACGGGAGGGCAAGCAGATGATCAGGATTATTTCGGCGATGGCGGTGTTCACGCTGGCCGGCTGCGCCACACCGGCCGGGCAGCTGACGGATGCGGATTTTTCGTGGGAGCAGGAGACCATCGGCGCCGACCCGGCCGAGATTCACGGACGGCTATTGGCCGGGTTCCGGTCCTGCGACGTGGGGGTTGCGGAGTGTGTTGTGACCGACCGCGCGCAGCGCGTGGTGTGCGATGTTTATGCCGCCGGCGGCATCGGCATCCGCAAGTCGAACATCGTCATCGGACGGATCCGCGTGGAGGCGCTCAATGCCGACACCAGCCGCGTGCGCGCCGGCCTGCAGCCGGTGTTCCGGCGTTCGTGGGACAAACGCATCCCGAGCTGGCTGGGGTTTGCGGGCGGCAACACAGCCTGCATCGATTGAACTATTAGCCGCCCTTCAATACCATGGCGTGCAACTGGCCGAAGTTAGTGGCCACGCTGCCATCTATCGTAACACCGTAAAGTTTCAGCACCAGCGTACCGCTGCCGGTGACTTTAATGATGCCGCTCACGTTTCCCCATTCATTAATTGGCCACGGTGCATATAGAGAGGCGGCGGTATCTGCGATGATTATGGTGGCTGTTCCTGAGTCCTTGGCACACCTAATACTGCCGGGTGTTACTGCGCCGGCTGTTAAGGCTATCCCCGTGACCATAATGCGATCGCCGGCCACCACGCTGCCGAGGTCCACGGTGGTGACCGTGTCCGGCATGGCGACTGAACCGGTGTTTCTGTTGGCCACATCGGCACGCAGCAGGAATCCAAGCGCAGGCCCATCCAGCGATCCATTCGGCACGCTGTTCAAAACGGCCAAGGCACCGAGGCCGAGCGTGGTCCGGGCGGCGGCGGCGGTGGCATCATCCAGTAATGTGCGGATATAAGTGCTTATTTTTGGCGACAACGGCGCGCGCTCGTCGGTGAGCATGGCGTTGGTGATGCTGGCGCTGGAAGTCTGCAACAACACCTGCGCCACCGCCTGAAAGCCGTCGGTTATCGCCGGCGCGGTGGGGCTGGCCGCTTCGGCGCCGGCAATCACGCTCACGGCGCCGCTGTCCACGTTCAAGACAATACGGTCGATGCGCGGGTTGGTGGTAGGCGCGGTGATGGTGGCCGTGTCCTGCGCCGCCACATGCAGCACATTACTGCCGATCGAGAGTCTCCCGGCGTCCACGCGCACCGTCATGTCCGGCGTGGCCTGTTCGTGCGCGGCGAAAGCGGCGCCTATTTCTGCCAGCACTGCAATCGCGGCGTCGATGTTGGCCGGGTACTGCGTGCCGCTCTGGCTGGGGTAGTCCGGCTGGGCAAATTGTTTAACGGTCATATCAGACTCCTCGGGCTTTCCAGTTGAAGGTTTCGCCTGTGGCCACGGCCCCGGCCAGGGTGTAGAGAAACGCACGGAAGCCGGTGGTGGTTTCCAGGTCGTGCGCCGGAATCAGGGCGCTGCCGCCGGCGGCGTCCACTTCGATGTACGGCACGTTGTGGAACGGCAGCGGGAACACGATGGTGGTGCCGCCCGCGCCCATGACGCCGGTGCCGGATTGCTCGAACTCGATCTGGTCCACCACCGGGGTGAAGGTTTGCAGAAACCCGACCTGGCCGGCGGTGTTGTTCATCACCAGCCGGTGCTTGAAGTGGCGGGCATTGCGCTGGCCGATGGACCACGGCTCGAAGCCGTCGTAGCCATTGGCCGCCATGCGGTAGTCCAGCTCGGTGTGAAAATCCAGCGCGCCGCTCTGGCCGCGCCCGAGCGCGGCAGCACTATCCGACCACACCCGCGCGTCGTCGTCGAAGCCGATATCGATCTCCGGCGCCTCGTACACCGATACCGCGTGCGGAAAGGGCACGAACTGCTCGAACAGTTCGGCCTTGCTGTGGGCGCTGGCGAGCTTGGTGCTGTCGGGGATCAGGACGCCGGTGTGGTGTTTGACAAAACCGCGCGATCGCACACCTTTAATCCAGGCAGGTCCGGTGCCAACCGATACCGCATCGTTGCCATTGCCGCTCAAATCAGTGATTGTCGCGCCTACCCCTGCATTAAAAGCATACTGAGCAACCAGGCCAGCGCGGATGTCGTAGAACTTGGAACGCTGTAAAACCTCTGCGGCTGTCAGCGCGCGATTATAGATGCGCACTTCGCTTGCTTTTGCCCCCGCTCCAGACCCAATGGCAACATCGTAAGCTGTGTCCAGTACAATGCCGGAGCGCACAGCGCTTGCCACCTCAACACCATTCATGTAAACCCGAATAGTGGTGCCGTCATAGGTTCCTGCCATGTGGCAGTACAGGCCGACCTTCAGTGTTCCGGCAGGTGATGGGCTGCCGTATTGACCGCCACCATCACCCACACCAAACATTAATTGTCCGCTAGCAGTGGCGAGCAACAGCCACCCATTGTTAACCCAGTTGTTGTTAACGTAATTGTTCCAGTTGTGCAGTTCATCAATCGTGCCGCGCCACTCAACGGTGACCTCCGTGCTGCTAAGTCCGACGACCGGTGATGTCGCTGCGAGATACCCTGCACCGCCGGCGTCAAATTGCAGCGCGTAGGAATCCCAACTCGGCGCCTGCGGCGCCGACACGATGATGTCCTGAAAATTCGTCACCGTGATGTCGTCATACGCAGCATTCACCGACTGATTACCGGAGCTGTCCTGCGCCTTGATGCCGACGCGCCAGCTGCCGGGCGGCAGCTTGGTGGTGGTGAAGCTGGTGCCGGCCTCGGCCACGGTGAGCGGCTGCATGGCATCGAACACCGCGCCGGGATTGCCGTAGCGCAGGTCGTAGATCACCACGTCCACGTCCGGCACCTCGTCCCAGTCAGCGGTGATGGTGTTGCCGTTTTGCGCGACGTTGAGGCTGGCCACGTCGGCCGGCGGCAGGTCCTTGCCGAGAATGGTGTAAGTCGTGATGGCGATGCCGGAAGCGCCGACCCGGCCGAAGTAATTGAACACCGACACCTCGATCTGCACGCGCCCGGATACCGGCCCCTGAAAATCGAACGCGCGCCGGTCGGTGGTGCCAAGGTCCTCGAACGGACCGAACCCGGAACGCAGCGAGTCCTCGTAAGCGGCGCGGATGCGCGCCCCGCCGCTGGTGCCAGTGACATCCCACGCCAGCGCGATGCGCGTGGCGAACCCGGAGCCGATACGGATCAGCGTGTCGCTGATGGTCAGGTTGGCGATGCCCGGCGTCGCGCCGGCGCTGGCCGGCGGGGCAACGTAGGTATAGCTGTTGTTTTCGGCGGTGTAATAATCCGGGTCCTCGTCGGTGGCGGCGATGCGCACGGCGTGCGCGCTGATCGGCTTGATGCTGGTGATTTTTACCTTTTTGCCGGGCGTCGGCTGCGGCGCGAAGAACCACAGATAATCAAGCGGCGGATGGTTGGCGTCGGCATCCGGCGCGCTCGGCAGCGGCGTGGCCAGGGTGATGGCGGACGCCTCGCCGGCCTGATAGTCCACGTCGTAGATGTCATAGCTGCCATCCGGAAAGCGCACGCCGAGATAGTGGCTGGCGGCGGGCGTAAACGGCACGGCGCGGTCGAGCACCAGCGCCGTGGTGCTGCCGGAAACCAGCCGCCCAGAATAGCCCCACTGCGTCAGGTCGTGCGACAACGTGACCACGTCGCCGTGACTCGCCACCTGCCCCTCCATGTCCGTTTCCCACGACACCACGCGCCGCCGATAGGCTTGTGCGGCGGCCAGCAGGTTGGCGGCCTTGGCGGCCATGGCCAGGTTGGTGCAGCCGAACAGCGAAACCGCCGCCTCGCGCGCCGGGGTGGTTACGCCCGGCACCGTGGCGCGCAGCGTGTCCGGCATCCAGCCGATGTCCGGGTTGATGAATTGCAGCACAATCTCATCCGCCAGGCGGCCGGTGATGTACTGCACGGCGAAGCTGTTGCGGCGGATGTTGCTCATGCCGAACACCGCCACGGACGGCTGCGCGGCGGCATCCCATATTACGCCGAGCTTGCCGCTCGCCCACGTGGGCCGGGCGCGCCCGCAACGCGCGATGGCCATCAGCGTGTCGTTGCAGCTTTGCTGGGTGTCGATGATGCCGTTGAAGGTCAGACTGTTGGCGTCGCAATACGCGCCCCACAGCTTGAGCGCATCGAGGTCGAGGCGTGCATCCGGCAACTGCGCACCGAACAGCGCTCGGCCGGCGGCGTCGGCCTTGCCGATGGCGAACCAGCGAAACCACCACGCCGGGTTGCCGGTGGCCTGCAGCGACCAGGCGCTGCCAGTCCACGCCTCGCAGCGCGCGGCGGCTACGGCATTGAACGCATCCACCTGCCCTTGCAGCTGACCGCTGGCGCGAATGCGCAGCGCCACGCGCTTCTGGCCGGTGTAGTCGGCGCCGTCCGGCTGGTAGCTGCGCAACTGCGTCCAGACCAGCTGGCTGATGTTGTAGGTATCGTTGCCGTTCGGCGTCAAGCGCCGCACGCGCACCTCGTACTGGCCCACCGGCACGCTGCGCGAATAGGTCCGGCGCAGCGGCTTGCGCGTGGTGTTCCAGATCGGAAAACCGGACGCAGTGACGAAATAATAAAAGATCGAATGCCAGAACACGCTGCCGTCGATAAAGTTCTCCGACAACGGCAGCGACGGCCAGGACGGTTCGGTTTCGCCCGAGGTGCCGTCGGCATGGGTGTCGTATTTGCGGTTGTTGTACACCGTCGGCACCACATAGCTGCCGGCCGGGTAGAAGGTTTCCGCCTGCCAGGCCGGCAGCGTGTATGGATCGGCGAACGGCAGCCAGGTGCCGGACCCGGCCTCGCGGTACTCGATCTCGATCCATGCCTCGTTGCCGCCGACCACGCCGTCGTACACGCCGAACAGCAGCCCGGAGATTTCCACGCTCAGGCGCGTGCTGCCGGCGCTGCCGGTGCGCTGTATCCAGCCGGTGTCGAAATCCAGCGTGCCGCCGGCAAGGCTGTCGACGTTGCCCGGGAACAGCGTCAAGGCGCCATCCGTTCCGCTTTCCTCGATGTCCGCGCCGTCGAAGCTGGTGATCGGCGTATCGCCGATCTGATAATTCGCCAGGGTGATGTCGGACAGGCCGAAGTTGAACACCTGATACAGATACTGGTCCTCGCCGACGAACTCGGTGTACACGCGCGCGCCGTAGTCCGGATAGATTTTATGTGTGCCCAGCACCAGCGGCAGCGGCTCATACAGGCGCGCGCGGTTGCCGGCACCAGTCAGCGAATAGGTCGGGCTGTCCTCGTTGTCGCTCACGCCGGGAATGCGCGGCGTCGGCGGCGGCAGCAGGTGGTTGATGAGCAGCACGCCGCCGATGGTGAACAGCGCCTGCGCGGCGCTGGCACCGATACCGATATCCAGCCCGCCGATATAGGCGCCGAACTCGGGCGCGAAAATCAGCACCGCGATGGTGAGGATGGTGGCGGCCACGTTGCTGTTGCCGGTGTCGCCGCCCTGCACCGTGGCGCGCGCGGTAATCAGATCGCCGGCGCGCGGACACAGCGTGTCGAGCTCGGCGCGCGCCAGCGGGCGGTCGTTGAGCGATACCGCCAGCGGCCGGGCGAGATCCACGCCGGCGCGGCGCAGGTAGCCGGCCAGGGTTTCGCCGGCGGCGAACGGCTCGCACACCAGACGCCGGTCGGCGGCCGCCAGCAGCGGGTGCGGCGAATACACCAGGCGTGGCGCGGGCGTCAGGTCCATCGGTAAAACCCTTCGATGGCGAGCCCGAAGCGGCCGAGGTCGGCGAGACGGTGCAGGCAGGTTTGCCCGGCGTTGCGCACCGCGTGCAGCACATACGGCACGCCGCCGATGTCGCAATACACGCCGATGTGTTGAAGCCGGCCGCGCGCCACCATCAGCACCGCGTCGCCATCGCACGGCTGCGCCACCGGCTCGGCGTAATCGGCCTTGAGCGAGTCGATCTGCTCGGTCATCCCGCGCAGGCCGGCGGCGCGCTCGGCGGGCAACGACAGGGCGCGGTTGAATACCTGCCGCTGCACACGCTCGGCCAGCGCGGCGCAATCCGCCTCGCGGTACGGCAGGCCGACATAGGGTTCCGACCAGTGCATCAGTACAGCCCCGGGGCCACGTCCGGCCGGTAGGTGAGCGCCACCGCCGGGCGGTTGAGGAGATCCTCGAACGTCAACGTGCCACGCACGCGCAGCATGTCGATGCCGATGTTGTTGAGGTCGAGCGTCACCTCCCACTCGACCGCGTCGGGCGCGGAACGCAGCACCTGAATCATGCGCACCTGCGCGCCCTGCCCGCCGCCGGAGGCCTCCAGCCAGCCGACCATTTCCTTGCCGACGTTGTCGACCGACAGTTGCGCGCGCGGCATGCCCTCCTCCGGCTCGTCCGGCAGGGTGGCCTCGAACGCCAGCGCCGTGAACACGTCGCCGTTGTGGGTCAGGTCCTGATTGTCGTTCACCACCCGGATCGGTGATGGCAGGTCCGGGTGGGTGATCTCCAAAAGCAGCAGCGGCGCTTCGCCTGCGCCGGTGCTGTTGATCACGCCCTGATAGGCGGCGGAATAGGTTTTAGGCATCCCAGGTCTCGATGCTGAATTTGAGCACCCACACGTCCAGCGTCCTGTTCGGTTCCTCCTCGTCGATCACGCCGCCGACGATGCGCGCCTGTTTCACGCTGTCGTCGATCGGGTCGGGCCAGTCGAACCAGGCCGCGCCGCGCGCGATGTCGTTGTTGAACCAGGCAATGAATGCCTGATAATCGGCCAGCGACCCGAAGGCGTAGCGCACCTCGCGCGCGACCATCACACGCGAGCGCAGCATGGCCTGCTTGGGCGGGCCGGATTCCATGTCGGTGCGCAACACCGCCGGCTCGCGCCGGACCCGATACGGGCTGTGCAGCAGCTTGGCGGTGGTCGGGAAGGTGGCCATATTGCGTTATTGCCTCAGCGAACGGCGCAGGGTGTTGATGATTTTTCCGCCGCGCTGCGCGTCCTCGGTGATGATCTTGACCACCATGCCCTCGGTGTCGAAGCGCACGTCCGCCGATTGCGCGCTGATCGGCGTGCCGCGATTCTCGATCTGCACCGATACCGGCTGGCCGCGGTTCGCGAATTGGTCGGGCGTCATCACCACCTCGCCGCGTTTCAGAATGGCCGGCACCTCGTCACTGGACAGGCCGGCGATGCCGCCGCTGTGCAGGCGCGGCGCGCCGACAAACGCCAGCGGCGACACCGCACGCTGCGGCGCAGAGTCGCCGACCGTGCCACCGCCATGGAACAGGCTGCCGAACAGGCCGCCGAGCTCGCCGGTGGTGGTGTAACTGGCGCCGAACAGCAGGTTCAGGAGCTGCGAGGCAGCCAGCTCGGCGGCCATGCGCTTGAGCAGGTTGCTGAACTCCTCGCCGAGATTGTCGAACTCGCCGTTCAGCACGTTGAAAAATCCGTTGGCGAACGCGGTCTGCATGTCGCGCGCCGCCTGAATGGTGAACTGCGTGATCTCGTCGGTTTTGGTTTCGGCGGTCTTGCTCAGGTTGTCGAAACTTTCCTGAAACACGAACTGCGCCTCCAGCCATTCATCCAGCGACAGCTTGCCGCGCGCGTAGGCTTCGCGCAGCCGTTCCATGGTCGCCTCCAGCTCGCGGTACGGATTCAGCTGGTTGCGCAGCGCCTCGGCGCCGCGGTCGAGTTCGTCGTTGTATTGCTTTTCGGCGGCGGCGGCATCCTGCTGCGCGCGCTGCTCGGCGGTCAGGGCATCGAGTCGCTGGCCGGCCTGCAGCAGCGCCTGCTGTTCGTTTTCGGACAGGTCTTTGTATCGGCCGTTCTCGACCTCATACAAGACCTTCTGGTACTCGGTTTCCTGACCGAGCAGCGCGATGCGCCGTTCCAGGTCGGCGTTGGCCTTGAGGAAATCCTCGTTCGGCCCCGCCGCCTCGAATCCGGCACCGCGTGGCGCCTCGGCGCCAGGCTCGGCCGCGGCCGGTCCGGCCAGCAGCGCATTGAACTCGGCCAGCAGCTGGCGGCGTTCTTCGGTGAGGTCGGCGATACGCGCGTTGATGCGCTCATCGGATGCGAAAAACTCCTGACCGCTGAGCAGGCCGCCGCGCAGGGCACGCGGTTTTTCCAGCTGATAACGCAGCGCGCGCAGTTGTTTGTCGGTTTTTTCAACGGCGGCATCCAGCTTGCCGAGTGCGTCGGTCGGTCCCTGCACCATGAAATTGACCGCCGACACGAACAACGCGGCTTGCGCGGCGGCCGTGGCCACCAGGGAGATGAACTCGTTAAACGCCGCCTGCGTGCCGGGATCCTGCAACTGCTGGGTGAGTGCCTGCACGGCGTTCTTGGCCTCGACCAGGCCGGACTTGCCCTCGAGCAGATCACCAAAGGCGTTCTTGAGCCCCTCGAGCGCGCCGCCGAAGGTATCGCGCGCGGCGCGCGCCGCGCCGCCGATGCTGCTCTGGAGTTGGTCGAGGATGACGCGCTGTGCGCCGGCGATGTCGCCGGCCTTGACCATCTTGCGGATGGCCTCCTCCTGGCTGTCGCTGAAGCTGATGGTCGCGGTGCGCAGGTCGGTGATGCCGCGCACCGGGTCCTGCAGCGCCTTGCCGACCAGCACCGCCGAACCCTTGAGGTCGCGACCGAGGCGCGTGGACAGATCGGCCACCAGTTCGGTGGTTTCACGGAATACCGGCCCCTGAATGTTCTGGAAGCCGAGCAACAGCGCCTGCACGCCCTGAATGGCCTCGTCGCCGAAGGTGGTGACGTTTTGCAGTTCGCCGGCCATGGCCGCCAGTTCCGGCGCGGTGTAGCCGGCCGCGCCGCCGGTGGAGCGCACCGCGTTCTCCAGCTGGACAAAGGCGCCCTCGGCCTCGATGGTGTTGCGGATGATGGCGCGCAGCGCCAGGCCGACACCGAGACCGGCAAGGACACCGCGCAACGAAATGGAGCTGCCGAGCAGTTTCTTGACGCTGCCGTCGGCGCGGTCCAGATCCTTGGACAGTTGTTTGCCGCCGCGATCCTTGCCGAGCTTGCCGACCTCGCCGCGCAGGGCGTTGATGCCCTTGACGGCGCGCTCCACGTCGGCGCTGATTTTTATGGAAAGGTCGGTTTCCTGCGCCATGTCTTTTTATGCCTTTACTCGGACCGCAGTTTGCGCAACAACTCGGGTATTTTCTTGGACCCGAACCCGATCGCCACCGCCTCGATCATGTCGGCGCGCGCCATGCGGTGCTGGCGATCGGTCAGCTCCCAGAAACGCCTGATCTGCCGCCAGGTGAAACGCTCGGCGAGGCTGTGCTGGTCGCGGGCGAAGCCGGCCGCGACGAGCGCGCCGATGATTTCGGCGAGGCCGACGACCCTCTCGCCAGTCCGGCGGCGACCGCTGCGCCGAACAGCAGCCGCCTGGTAAAAAAACCGCTGTTGGCCCCCCAGAACGCCATCTGCAGGGCCATGGCGTGCCGATCCGGCAGCGCCGCCACCCACTTCAGTTCGCGATCGCAACTTTTCGCCACCATCAGCAGCCAGACTTCACGGTGTTCGCCGATCAGCGCATCCAGCGCCTCGGGCACCACCGCGCCGGGCGCGGAATCGATCAGCGTACGCAGCCCGACCAGGAATGGACGGGCCAGCGCCGCCATCTCCAGACCCTCGCGGTAGCGGAACTCGCGCACCACCAGTTTCTCGCCGTCGAGGTCGATCTGCTGATCCGGATACAGGATTTCCAGATCGTCGGTTTTCTCCGCGTTGCTCATACGCTACCCCGTGGATTTAGATGTGCACGAAACGCCCGAACTGGCCAAGGTAGGTGTCGGACACCTTCTTGTCGTCGTACAGCACCGATCCGCTGAGGTTAAGCGCGCCGAGGTCGTCGCCGATCAGCGCCAACTCCGCCAGCGGGTCGAGCAACACGCGATACAGCTCGACCAGTACCGGGGCATCGCCGTCGGCGGTGTTGATGCCCTCGAAGCGCAGCCAGCGCTCGGCCGGGGCGGTGTCGAACATGGCGATGTTGTCGTGCGCGCCGTAGGTGTAGTCCACCGTGAACGGCTGGGTATAGGAAGCGAGGCCGAGAATCTTGATGGTGCCGTGGTTGGCCGAGCTGATCTCGTAGTCGGTGCCGAGCACCAGCGTGGCCGGTGTGCCGGCGCTGTCCTTGACCACGACCGCCGACACCTCCGGATACTTGAGGCGCGCATAGTCGCCGACCGCCAGGGTCGGCAACGCTTCGCCGGTGACGCTGCTGCCGGCGGTGGTCACCGGCGTGCTGTACAGCGCCAGGCCGAGGTTGTTTTTCTCGAAGTCGTCCAGCACCGCATCAAGGGTCGCCTTTTTCTCGGTGGTCAGGCGCAGGTCGGTAAGGCGCTGGCCGCTGGTGGACTCCTTGTGCTCGATGGTGGAAGTGGCCATCTGCGGCTTGAAGTCGGACACGTTGCCGACGTAGCGGAACGCGCCGGCCGAGCCATCGGCGGCACGCGGCGCGATAAACAGTTTGCCCTGCCCGGAAAAGTACATGGTTCATTCCTCCTGTTGATGTGATTTGCGTTTCGGTTCGTTCGACTTCACGCTCGCGGCCCTGGCCACGCCCCGCTCGATCAGCCAGTTCGCGGTGTCCGGTTCCGGATTCAGTTGCGCGCCGACCGGATACTTGTGGCCGGCGTGTTCGTGTTCTTTCAGCAGTACGATTTTCATGCTCAGCCCCCGGTTCCGGAAAAGATGCGGCGCACGCTAAAGCGCAGCGGAAACTCCGCCTGCCCGGCCTCGACCAGCGGATCCTCTCGGCCCACATAGCGCATCGGCCGATAGCCGGCCGGAGCCCAGCCGGCCAGCGCCGCGACGATCTTGCCGAGCAGCGCGCCCATGGCCTGATAATCGCCGGCCAGGGTGTCGGTATCCGGCACCAGCGCGGCAACCGCCACCACCAGCCAGGTTTCCTCTTCGGTCTGCGCGATGCCATTGCCGGCACTGGATACCACCGACGCACTGCCCGGCTGCAAAAAAATGCCATCCAGCAGGCCGGCGATATCCAGCGCGCCGGCGATGGTCGCGGCCGAAGCGATGGTTTTCACGTCGGTGATCTGCGCCTTGAGGCGCGCGATGATCAGCGGTTCGGCGTCCAGCAGGTTCATCTGCGTTTGCCTTTGGGCGACTGGTCGTCAATGCGCGCGTGCGCGTGGTCCACGTCGCGGCGCAGGTATTTAAGCTCCACCCGGATGGCGGTGAAGGCCGCCACGCCGGTGATGACGCCGCCGACCAGGCCGGACATGACAGAGGTGAGTAGTTGCGTGAATACCTGTTCCATGTTCCGATTCCGTCAGTGGCCGCACTGCGGCCGGGTGGTGAGGCGCATTTTCAGCAGCCGTTCATGGGTGCCCTGACACTCCGTGCAGCGCACCGCCTGCGGCACGGCGGTGAGGCGGTGGCGATCGAGGCGCTCGAGGCAAACAACGCAAACGCGCTTGCCGGCAGCGTCGCACTGCGGCGTTTCAGCCGGGGTGTGCGCATGGCGATACAGCGAATCGGCGCGCTCGCGTTCCTCGATCTGCTGCGAACGGTCGGCGAAGTCCATCACTTTTTGCCCCGCTGGCGCTCAAAGTTCATTTCCTGCTGGAATACCTTCTCGACCTGATCGGCCACACCGGCCTCGACCGGCGACAATGCGGCGCGCGCGGCGCTGAGCTTGACCACCTGCTCCTCGATCGGCAGACGCGAGCGGCCGGCGCGCTTGAAAATACCGACGTGGCCGGTCGGGGTAGTGGCCACGAACGCGCCATCAAACTTGTGCCGGCCGACTTTTGCACCGAGGCGCGACTGGCGCGGCTTGCCGAGGTAGCTGGCCTTGACCGGCACGGTGCCGAACCATGCCCGGCCGGTGAGGTCCTGCCGCGAGGCGCGCACCACGGCGGCGCGCCGGCGTTTGCGCAGGGCCGAGTACGGAATGTCGTGCGTGCGGGCGATGGCGCGCAATCCCTGGCTGCGCACGCTGTTCAATACCTTGTTGATGGTGCGCACCAGCGCGCGTTGTGCCATGGCCGGCTGGGCGTTAAGCGCCGCCGCAATGGCAGCCTGCTGTTTCGGGTCAACCGTGATCGAAACGCTCATGATGCGTATTTCCGCAAGGTGACCAGCGTCATGCCGTCATCGGACGGCTCGGCATTCACCACCGTGTAGACATTGCCGGCGCGCAATACTTCGGCACCGTTTTTGGCGCCGGTGGCGATCCATGCATCCGTGCCCAGAAGAATTTGCGGGCTCGGCCGGTTGACCGGCACCCCGCCGACCGCGGTGCCGACATACGGCTCCAGAAACGCGGCGGTGAGCGGGAAATCGGCCCCGTTCACCGCCGCGATTACCGGCTCGCCGTAGGCGGCGAGAATGCCGGACAACATGCCGGAATAGCCGATCACTTAGGTCACGGAGCCGAGACGGTTGGCCAGCTGCACCTTCATGGTAACGACGCCGGCACCGGCGGCCTCGGCCGCGATCGCCGCGTTGCTCACGTCGCCGCTCGCCGGGGTGGCGGCGTTGTCGTCGAACGCGGCGGCGGTCACGTCCCAGATCACCATTTCGCCGTGCGCGATCACCGCTGCCGATACCTTGGGCACGGTGAACACGCCGGTGAACTTCACCTCGCCGGTGGCGGTGCTGGCGATATCGACCGTGGCGACGGCGAGCTGCTGGCCGACCACGACCACCTGACCGGCGACCACGGCCGAGCCGGTGCCGTTGGTCCAGTTGCGGACTTCCCCGGGCTGTACATAGTTGTTCATGTTTGCGTCCTCTTGGGTTCAGTTGATTCGGTTGTTTCCCAAAAACCCGGGCCGCTTAGGCCGGCCCGGGGATCAGGTTCGTTTACGCGCCCGCGTTGGTGACGGCACCACGGAAATCGAGGCCGGCGATGGCGAAGTCAAGGCGCACCTTGAGTTCCGCGCCATCCACGCCCCAGCCGTCCTTGGTTTCCAGATACGGCTCCTGCATGCCGTCGAGGAACGCGACCTCGATCACCGGCGCGTCGGCCGGATCGGCAAACAGATAGCGGCGCGTGCCGGTCAGGCGCGAGGTATCCACCACGTCGCGGAACAGGCCGCGCACGGTGTTCGGCTTCTGCAGCTTGTTGGCGGTGTCCGGGTCGTACTGCGCGTCGTTGATGCTGCGCGCCGTGCCGCCGAGGCCGATCGGCAGCAACAGCACCGCCGGGCGCAGGTCGAGGATTTCAACCCCGCCGACGCCGGTCTGGCTGGCCATCGCCACCCGGTCGGCGTCGATCGCCGCCATGGCGATGGCCGCGCCGGTGGTGATGTTGCCGTGGTCGGCATGGAACAGCGTCTTGCTGTCGCTCACCAGCACCGGACCGAGGCCGGAATTGAGGGCCAGCAACGCGTACACATCGGTTTCGATGGTGCGCTTGGCGGAACGCCCGGCCGACGTGGCCAAACCCATCAGGGCGCCGAGGTCGTCGTTGATCACGGCCTGACGGCTGACGCCGATCAGGTTGCCCTTGGTGGCGGCGGTGATGGTGGCCTTTTCGCCGTCCGGCACGGTTTTCTGCTTGAACTCGCCGTGCTCGGTGAGCGCATCGAGGTTGCCGATCAGGCCGGTGCGATAGCGATTGTGGGCGCGGAAGTCGCTGACCGAGCCGATCGCACAGAAGCGCGACCAGGTGTCGGGCGCGGTGAGGTAGGCTTGCAGCAGCGTTTTGTGCATGGCATTTTCCAGCAACACCGGGAAATCGCTGGTGGTCTGGAACGCCTGCGCCACGATCTCGCGCTTGTCCATGCCGGCGGTGTTCTTGCCGGCGCGCTGCAGCGATGCCTTGGCCAGGTCGAGCAGCGACATGGAGCGGTACGGATTGCCGTTCATGTCGATCTTGAGCGCGGCGGCGTTGTTGCCGGTCAGGCGGTTGACGCCGGCACGCGCCAGGATGGAATCCACGGCGGCGGCGCGGAACTTGTCGGCCGCATCCAGCCCGGCCTCGATGCCGCCGGCGGCAATCATGCCGACCGGCTCGGCGCCCTCGCCGAGCTTGGTGAGCAGTTTGTCGCTGGCCTGCTTGGCGGTCAGCGCGGTGTCGGCCAGGCACGCCTGAAACAGTTCGGCCACGCCCTCGCGCGCCATGAACGGCTTGAACGAGGCGGTGATCTCCACGTTGCGGGCCTGAATGCGCGCCGCTGCACGCGCCTCGGCGGCGGTTTCGATTTGCGTGACGTTGGTCGGTTCCGGATTCGGGCTGGCCGCCGGGTCTTTGATTTTGTCGGGCATGGTGTTCTCCTCGTTTGGAGTGAATTGAGCGGCAACGGCCGCATAACGTGCGGCGGCTGCCGCAGGAACCTTGAAGCGGGCGAAGGCCGCCTGCAGGTAGCGGGCGGATTCATCGTCCTGTGCGGCCGTGGTAACTTCGTCCACAAAGCCGCCATCCTTGGCCTCGGACGCCGAGTAAAAATGATTGGCGCCATCGGACATGAGCTCATACATGGCCTCGACGCTCTCGCCGGTTTTGGCGGCGTAGCTGGTGGCCATGGCCTCGGCGTATTTGTCCAGCACGTCGGCGTATTCGCGCATGTCCTTGCTGTTGCCGACCGACGCGCCCCACGGCGCGTGGATCATGAATATCGCGTTCTCGGCCATGCGCACGGTGTCGCCGGCCATGGCGATGAGCGAGGCGATGGACATCGCCACGCCGTCGATCTCCACGTCCTTTTGCAGCGGGTGGCGCTTGATGGCGTTGTAGATGGCCACGCCGTCGGACACCGAGCCGCCGTAGCTGTTAATGCGCACCGTCAGGTTCTTATCCTTGATGGCTTGCAGGTCCTTGACGAACTGCTGCGCGGTGACGGAATCGCCGAACCAGGAATCGCCGATGTCGCCGTAGATCAGAACCTCGGCGCTGTCCTCGCCCTGGGCGCGGATGGTGTACCAGGGCGTGGTGGCGGTCGGCTTTTTCGGTTGTGGCATGGCGTTCTCCTGTTAGTCGCGCGCGGCGGCGATGATGGCGGCCGTGCGCGCGGTGTTGTGGGCCGAGCCCGGGGCGTTGTTGAGTTCCACCGGGTCCACTTTGCTTTCCGGCAGCTTGGTGTTGCGCAGCTTCTGCCAGTTGGCTTCCTGCTCCAGCACGTCGCGCGGGTTGAGGCCGCGGCGGCGGATGATCTCCGGTCCGCTGGCATAGCCGGCGGCTTCCAGCTCCTGCCATGCCAGCGCTTCTTTCAGCGGATCGATCCACGGCATTTGCGGCGGCACCAGGATGGCGTCGTCGAGCGTGCGCGGATCGAGGTCGGCCGGCAGCTTGAGCAGGCTGGCACCGATCGCGGCCTGCAGAAAATCCGTGTACACCGGCATCACCGCACGGCCGCCGAACTCGGCGGACAGCACGCCATACGCGCCCCAGCTTTCCACCAGCTCCTGGCGCTGCGCGCTGTAGGTGCCGTCGTAGTTGCGCGACAGGCTGGAATAGCTGATCTCCAGCCCGCCGGAGGCGGCGCGCAGCTGGCCGCTGCGGAACGGTTCGAGGCTGGTACTGGGGCGGGTGGTGTTGATGGTGCCGATGTCCTCGCCGGGGCGCAGGTCGTCGAACACCATGCCGGGGCGGAACTTCATGTCGCGCGGTATTCTCTCGCCGGTGGTTTCGTCGAATGCGTCGCTGGCGCTGTAGCTGTCCGGCACGCCCTTCTTGATGTACGCCGCCATGCTGGCCGCCACCTTGGCGGCGATGCGCTCGCTTTCCTCGTAGTCCTTGATGTCGTCGAGGCGCGTGAGCACCGACGCGAAAATGGAAACCCCGCGCGCCTGCAGCATGCGGTCGGCCAGCTTCACGTGCAGCATGCGCTCGGCCGGAATGCGCTTGAGATCGGCAATGGTGATGAGCGGCGACATCTTGCTGGGGTCGGTCTTGTGCAGCCAGAACGCGGTCGGGCGGCCCCAGCCGTTGCGCTCCACGCCCTGCACGATGCTGCGGCGCTGGTCGTAGTAACCGAGCGGCACCGAATCGGACTCGAACATTTCCAGCGAGTACGGCACGTCGGTGCCGTGGTTGAGGCCGGTGACCTTGCCGAGCAGCCGCTGCGCGAAGGTGTCTCCGTCGCGGATCCACGCGCGGCACAGCATGCGCTGCATCGACGGCCAGTCGTGCTGCCAGGTGACCTCCGGGCGCTTCGACCAGTCGCGGTACAGGATGAGAATCTCGCGCGCCAGGGCTTCGTGGATCTCGCCGGTGAGGGTGCGCGGTTGCGGCTCCAGGCCGATGCCGTGCGGGCCGACGATGTTCTGCACCAGGCGGCTGATGGCGCCGCGCGCGATGTCGTGATTGCGTTCCAGATAGCGCGCGTGCGCGCGCAACTTGGCGGCGTTGAATGCCGTGACCTGATCGCCGGTGCCGTCCTTGGTGCGGTTGCGGCGCAAGCGCGAGGTTTTGGTAGCGTCGTAGTAGGCGAGCAGGCCGCGCTGGCGCGCGCGGTGCGCCGCGCCGGTCGGGTCGAGGCGATCCAGCAGGCCCATCAGCGCCGCACCGCCAGCCAGAACAGCACGGCGCCGACCACCATCCACGCGGCCGGCGGGTAAACCTGCCAGATGCCGTAGAACATGCCGGACAGGCCGGAAAGCATGAACAGGTCGCGCACGTCGAACGCGTCGCGCAGCAGGCGCAGCGCCCGTTCCGTGCCCTGCTTGAGAGTCTGGATGTTCATTCCGACGTGAAGTTCGCGAGCTGGTGGCGCGCGCCGGGCGCGGTGCCGGCGGCGATGGCCATCTGTCCCTTGGCGTAGCTCAGCGCCTTGGCGAGTTCATCCACACTGCGGTAGGTGACCTCGCGGTCGGCCAGCTTGACCTTGAGCTCGCCGCGCGTCAGCGCGGCCTCCAGAGCGTCGATATTGGTTTGGGATATCGCCATGCTGGAAGGATGGCGGGGGCGGGACGACAAAACTAGAAAAAAAACGTCGGCTTACAGGTTCCAGTCGTCGTTGCCGAATCCGCCGTTGCCGTTTTTCATTTTCCGCGCGATGCGGGTCACGGTATCCGGGTGCAACTTATGTTTCGCCGCCACCGTGCGCGGATCGCTGGTGGCGCGCAGCTCGGAGGCGATGCGCGCGTCGCGCGGCACCTTGTCCGGCTTCGGCCAGTAGTGCGCCCGCCCGCCGAACCGGCCCTGCAGCTCGCCGCAGATTTTTTCCGCCTCGCTCAGTGCCGTTACGTCGTCCACCGCCGGGCGCGTCAACAACTCATAGAACCGGTCGAGGACGGCATCGAGCAGTTCGCGGTCGCGGTCGGCCATCGGGGTTATGTTCCGCTCATTCCTGGTTAAGAACCAACCGCCGCGCCGTCCGGATCCCACGTGAATTCGGCAACCGGAAAATGTGCATGACAACCACAGCAGAATGTTCCACTGTAGAACTTCGGGTCGCGCGCGTAGGTTTCGGCCAGCGCCAGGCCCATGGTGGTGACTACCCCGCATTTTTTGTGCAGATAGCTTCTGCGGACTGGCCGGATGAATCCGCGTGCGCGCTCCTCGGGGCACAGGACAACATAGCCCTTCTGCATGCCGGTGGCTGTGTCGATCTCGCGGTGATCTGGCTTGACGGCTGATCCGTCCGTCATGCAGATATCTGGTTCGTCGCTCATGCTGTTCCCCTCCGTGTTTTGTCATAGGCGATGAGGCGTTCCGCCTCCGCCCGCGTTACGAGCTTGAATTCGATGCTGTCGATGTGCCCATGCGTAAGAAGGATGCGTTCTTCTCCAGCGAGTTTTTCCATATCGCGAACCGTGATGGTTACGCCGGCTGGCGCGAGCTTGCTGATAACCAGCATCAAGTATTTCTGCCAGTGACCTTCGGACTGCTGCATGATCGTGCTATCGGGGTTTAGAACCTTTGTGTTCATTTCGATTTCCTCAGTATTTTCTTCACAGATTCCATCCATCACTTCCGAAACCGCCGCCGCCATCACCGCCGCGCGGCGTTGGCTTAGGCGGCGCGGCCACCGCTGGTGCCGGGGCACTATCGGCCACCGGCACGGCGTCGGCCGGTTCCAGCATGCGTTCCAGCTGATCCCAGTCGCGCTTAGCCATGGCGTACACGCGCACGTCCGGGTGGTAGGCGGCGGCGGTGCCGTACACCCAGGTATCCATGGCCTCGTTGCGGCGCGCGCGCAGCTTGACCCACTTGTTGCGCTCGGGGTCGAACACCTCGGCGGTGAGTTGCCGGTAGAAATCCTCCGGCAGCACGTTGGAGAAACGCACCAGGTGCGCGCTGGGTTCGTGGTTGGCGTCGCTCTTCAAGCGATCGGTGAGTAACTGCTTGGCGGTGTCGGTGCCGATCATCCACAGCAGGATGCCGCCCTTGATGACGCGGCCCCGCCAGTTCACGTCCTGCGGCTGCGGGCGGCCGGCGAGAATCGGCTTGCTCGGTGTGTTCGATCCCTTGATGGCCATGACGCGGCGCGGGCGCATGGCCTGCGGCAGTTCTTTGACGCGGCGCACGTAGTTGTACACGTCTTGCGTGTTGTGGCCGCCGGTGTCGATGGCGGTGGCGTCGATGCGCAGCTCGCGGCCGAAGGTGTTGACCAGCGGCTTGATGAGGTATGCGGTGAGCTTGTCCCACACCTCGTCGCGCGCCGGGTCGCCGGGCAGCACCAGGTGATCGACCGTCCACGTGACCTTGCCGCGTCCGTGGCCGAGCAGTTGCAGTTCGAGGCGGTCGCCCTGCACGTCCACGCCGCAGGTGAGCTTGAGGCAACCGAGCGGGATCTCGCGCAGGTTGTACGGCTCGGCGCGCTCGGCCAGCACTTTGTGGTCAATCTTATTGCTTTGATCCTCCCACGGTTCGCCGAGGTCGAGGTTGATGAAGGTCTTGAGCTTGGTGATATCGCCTTGCGCTTTGAGGAATTTTTCCACCATCTCCGACCAACGCAGGCCGAGGCCGAGCGGCGCGTACAGGCCGTTGATGTGGTAGCTGCGCGCGAGGCGGTGCGGATAGCGCGGTATCCACTTGCCGTTTTCCAGCATCCAGGTCTTGTGGTGTTCCTCGATCTCACTGCCGCAATGGCCGCACACGTACACCACGTTTTTCGGTTGCTTGGTGGCCAGGTCGATGGTCCAATTCAGCCGGCCGTTCCACGGTTCCTCCGGGGTGGCGCTCCACTGCAACACTATCAGCTCGTTGCAATGCGGGCAGGGCACGTGATAGCGGCGTTGGTCGCCCTCTTCGTACAGCCCCTCGATGCGGCACGCGCCCTTGATCGTTGGCGTGGAAATGTTGAATTCCTTGCGACGCGTGAAGTTCTGCTGGCGTTTGCGGATCAGCTCCAGCGGGTCGCCTTCCTTGCCGACCTCCCATGGGAAGCGCGAAACTTCGTCGTTGATGACGTACTTGATGGGCATCGAGGCGAGCGATGCCGGCGAGTTGGCGCCGCCGAGGATGAGCATGCCGCCCGGATAATCCTTGATGCTTTCCGAGTTTGAGCGAGAACGGCGGCGGCGCACGTTGAAGATTTTGGCCAACACCGGCGTTATTTCCAGCATCGGGTCGAGGCGCTGCTTGACCCATCGCTCGCGCACATCCAGCGTCGGCACAACCACCAGCATCGAGGCCGGCGCGTGGTCCATAACATACCCGGCCCAGTTGAGCGCGATCTCGGTGCCGAAAATTTGCCCGGCCTTCATCAGCGACACGCTACGCACCGGCGAGGTGACCGACAGGCAATCCATGATCTCGCGCGCGGGCGGCACACGCGACGTGCGCCACGGCCCCGGCATGCCAGAGGACTTGCTGGTGAGCATGCGGTTATCGTCCGACCACTGGCTGACGGTGAGGCTCTTGCGCGGGCGGCAGTTGCGCGCGACGGCGGCGAGAAACGCGGCGCGGCCGGAGTTGGTGGCGGATGTCGGCAGGGGAAGGACGGCGCTCACAACTCCATCCCCATTTGCCTGGTTCGATCCTTGGCGAGATCGATGTAGTCTGGGTTGATCTCTAATCCAATCCATTGACGGCCAAGCGCCTGCGCCACCTGGCCGGTAGTGCCGCTTCCGAAAAACGGGTCGAGCACGATGTCACCAGGACGTGAGCCGGCGAGGATGCAGGGTTCGATCAATGCCGGCGGGAAGGTGGCGAAGTGCGCGCCCTTGTACGAGCGCGTGGCTACTGTCCACACGCTGCGCTTGTTGCGGGTTTCGCCGTTTCCGACGCTGCGCTTCTGCCCGATGTTCGTGGCACTGCTGGCCATCGAAAGCGGGTCAACCAGCGTCTTGTGCTTGCCGCCGATGCGCGGCAACTGCTCCTTCATCTTGCGGATGTCCGACTCGCCGCTCTCGCAAGGCTCCTGCATCGCCTCAGCATCCCAGTAGTACCGCTCGCTCTTGGCCAGCAGAAACAGGTACTCGTGCGCCTTGGTGCAGCGATCGGTGACGCTCTCCGGCATCGGGTTCGGCTTGTGCCAGATGATGTCCTGACGGAGAAACCAACCATCCGCCTGCAGCGCAAGCGCGATGCGTGCCGGCATCATTACCATGTCTTTCGGTTTCAGCCGGCCCGGAGGCCTCCGGGTCGCTTCGCGCAGGCCGACCGTATTTCGGCTGGCCGTGAAACGGCGGTCGGCGCGTTGACCGTTTTTGCCTTGCCATCCGGCACCACCGGCGCTGGCGTAGCTGTCGCCGTAATTGATCCAGCAGGTGCCGTCATCGGCCAGCACATCACGCGCCAGCCGAAACACCTCGACCATGTGGCACACATGGCACTCTCCGCAGAGTTCGCCGGTTGCCCAACCGAGGCAATCGTGCAATTTCTCAAGGCCAAGCTGGCCGGTGTGGCCGTAATCGCGCAACGCCCAGTACGGCGGGCTGGTGAC